TCATTTATTCTTGGGGAATAAAGAAGGAATTTTAAAAGAGGCTAATTTTGTTAAAACAGATCAAAAATTCCTAAGAGAGCATCGGTTTGCACAAAACCCATCAGATCCATATACTTTTTTATCAAACGTTTTTGAAGCACAAGTTAATTTAGTCGGAAATAACATGTTTTTTCCCGGTCAATATGTTTATATAAACCCTCGTTCTATTGGAGACATTGGTGCTCCCTATAAGCAAGGAACTATGGCTTTTTATTTGGGCTTGGGAGGATACCACCTTATAACAAAAGTGACATCAAAAATTCAAGATGGGAAGTTTGAGACAAAATTGACTGCGAGGTGGGAAACTAACGGATCTGGTCAATTTAGAAATCCACATTCTGTATCTGCCACAACAAATGCGTGTGCAACTCAATCGCCTGATTCCACTACGGGATATGGAGCGGACTCATGAGTTCTCGTAAATTAAATGGCACAAATGATTTGGATGCTTTAAGTCTTTACTTAGAGAGAATTTTTTACAAAGCCTACGCATATGACACCGATACAGTCGAGGATCCCTCCAAGATCCTCCAAGATCTCCCCGCAGGTGTTAAGAATTTTTGGTTTGTTGAAAACATTCTTTATGGAAAAGTAAATCCACACCTGACGCCAGTTAAAGTCATTTCCACTAGTTTATCTAAGATTTCCGAAGAACTAGTTCAAACCGGAATGGGTGATTTATATGCTGTAGATTTTGTGACCGAAGCCTTTACAAAATTTTGTAATTTTTTTGACGGTGCGGTCAGGACTCGCAAGCTCGCGAAAAGCTCCTACCTCTATGTTCCAAAAGCATATGCAGCATATAAAAATGCAGATCTTCTATATTTACAATTTATAAAAGATTTTGTGGGAAAATATAATGGCCACATATTACAAATGGGAAGATATGCGAAAATTAAGAATTTTGGTGATTATGTAAAAATGTTTTTTAATTTTTGTTTAAAGGATATGTCTGACACAATTATAACTAAAAGTTCTTATTATTTGGGCTCTAATCTTTCTGCACTTGTTGGCGGTCTTTCAATAGAGATATCCGATCTCGATCCATCTTCTGATAGAGAAAAACAAGAAAAATTTATTAATGATCCCAATTTTTCTTTTTATCGCCAAGCTGCCATTAATGCAGGATTTATAATAGATAAAAATATTCCATGGAGACTGAATATTGATCTGTCTTCGTCTGTTACTAAAATGCAGTTGGGGACGAAAATCCCCGCATATACAGGAGCACCACGAGAAGTTTTCACTTATTATTATTCGTTTGTTTCCAGCGACGATGTTCCAACCCTCCAGGCAGCACTTTATGATGGTTATGTTGATTTTGTAAAAGCCAATAGGTATTATCAGAATGAAAAAGGGTGCTTAATGGAGCGCCCGGACCCGGCTTCTTTAAGTTTTCAAACTTCGATTGTTGATGTGCCATTATTTTATTGGTATAAAAAATATATTCAGTTAAAAAATATGGAGAAGGGACACCCTTATACCGAATACGAAGCAAAAAGAATTTTTATTAATACCGCTTATATTATGGGCTCCAAGGGACAGGGAAAGGGAATTTCATATGCAAATGAAAAATTTAATTTACCTTTTCTTTATGAGGGATCGCTTACCTATAGCCGACTTAAAAAATATTTTAAAGGAATTGACAACTTTTCTCTTGACAATTTCTCTGAATATGTTAAAATGATAGTAAAGAGATCATCTGAAACGATCTATTGAGGCTGAATTGCTATTTCAAACACTTGACGATAAAAAAGATTGCGTCGGAATCTATTATGGTGAACTTCTTTTCAACCAAGAATTACCAGATGATCTGAGTCATACATGGTCATATTCGGGATTTCTCAAGGGAAGGGAGATTGAGTATGCAAAACTCTATTGTGGAGGAAAAACCCTCGATATGGTATGTCCAGAGGCCCTGAAAGACCGTTACAAGAGATCCAGTGACAAACTCAGGGCTTTCGTCAAATCTTTTATGACGGCTCGTGTATCGCTCGATGAGAACTGTTTTTTTGATTTAGTACCTCAAAGATTCCTTGAGGAGTTCTGTCAAGTCAAAAATTATATTTGTGAGCACGTTTTTGAGAATTATGAAAGGCCAAAGAATTATGATTATCTTGTTTCTTTGACTGAGATAATCGAAGACATAAAATATAGAAGTTTAAATTTGAATCCCAAGAATCTTTCCATGTTTAAGGCAGATCATAGAAAGTTTTCACAAAATTTAAATCAGATTGAACATTCGTGCAAATTTAATATTCACGGAACAAAGACGGGCCGCCTAACAACAGTGCCGAAGAGCTTTCCAATTCTAACTTTAAAGAAAGAGCTTCGCTGTGTGGTCAAACCTCATAATGATTATTTTGTTGAGCTTGATTTTAATGCTGCGGAGTTACGAACTTTGCTTGCTTTGCAGGGGAAGTCTCAGCCGATCGGCGATATACACGAATGGAACATTAAGAATATATTTCAAGACTCAATAACGAGGGACGAGGCCAAAAAAAGAATTTTCGCATGGTTATATAATCCCGAGAGCGAGGACCACCGGTGCGAGCATACATATAACAGGGAGTCGGTGGTACAAAAGTACTTCACACAGGGCCAAGTGAAAACCTTTTGGGACAAGGTGATCCCATCAGAGGAGAGAACCGCATTGAATTACATTATTCAATCAACATGTGCCGAAAATGTTCTGAGACAAATGATTAAAGTATCTAATTACCTAAAAGGATGTAAATCATATGTTGCTTTCCCGATCCATGATTCTATTGTACTTGACCTTTCTAAAGAAGACAAAGAAAAATTGCCAGAAATCATAGATATTTTTTCTAATACGGCCCTTGGTAAATTTATGGTGAATGTCAGAGTAGGTCAAAATTTTGGCCAACTAGAGAAACTGGGGGTATAATTTGAATATCATAGGTCTAGGGGATGCTGGGTGTAATATTGCAGATGCTTTTAATCAATATCCTCAGTATAAAATATTTAAAATAAATGTTGACATCGAGGGAAAAGGGTGCTATAATGTATTAAAGTGTCAGACAGCAGAGGAATACGAGAACGTGGATCTCCCAAAAATCAAAACATTTTTCAAGGGAACAAAGGGAGAGACCCTTTTTATTATTGGAGGTTCGGGAAAAATATCTTGTGCTTCTTTAAAAATATTGGAACACATTAGACATTTGCCAATTTCTGTTCTTTATATTAAACCAGACATGATGTTGCTCAATAAAGTACAAAAAATGCGTGAAAGACTCGTTTTTGGTGTGATGCAAGAGTACGCACGATCTGGAGTTTTTGAGAAGATGTATATAGTTTCAAATACCGAACTTGATTCTGTTGTGGGGAGTGCCCCGATTATCGGATATCACGATAAGTTAAATGAAGTTTTAGTTTCAACGATCCATATGATAAATGTATTCCAGAATACAAAACCAGTAATTGGCAAAATCGGGAAACCCAAGGAAACACACCGCATATTAACGATCGGCCTTTTCGACGCGGAAAAAAATGAAGAAAAAATGTTTTTTTCCCTTGACAAAGCCCGCGAAAGATGTTATATTTATAGTATAAACGAAGATAAGTTAAGAACCGATAGCGATTTATTCAACAAGCTGAAAAAGCAAGTGAAATCAAAAACAACAGAAGATCTCAATATAACATACGCTGTGTATTCAACCAATTACGACTATGATCTCGGCTATGTTATAGAAAGAACACCAAACATCCAATTACAGGAAATAAATTGAAAGCACATTCAGGAACATTTAGGAAAATAGACGGAAGTCTACGAACAATGAGATTTATAACACTGGACAACCTTCCAGAAGGATTTTTTATCTCTCAAACAAAGGGCACCGGCAAGAAGAGAACTCTTGCAGAGGGGAGCAATCTTGTTTGGGATTTGGATAAACAAGGATTTCGTGTTTTTAACAGAAACACGATTATAGGGGAGATTGAGGATTTCAATATTGAAAGTCTTGAGAACTTCGAACTCATTAGTAATTTTGAGTAAACAACAAAACAAACTAGCAAGACGAGAGATTTGTCGTCTTGACTTTAGCCAATGGCACAATTTCAATAATAAAAGGAGAAAATTAACATGGCACTAGATATTGCAAAAATTCGAGCAAGGCTCGATAGCGTTAAAAACAACGGGAAGGCAGGAGGGTCTTTTTGGCGTCCAAAAGACGGCACACAGACAATCCGCATCGTTCCAACTGCTGACGGCGATCCCTTTAAGGATTATTGGTTCCACTATAACTTGGGCCCAGATCAGCGAGGAGGCCTTCTCTGTCCTAAGAAAAATCATGGGGAAGGATGTCCCATCTGTGATTTTAAGGATCGACTCTGGAAGGAATTTAATGGGAATCAGGATCCTGATACCATGAAACTCGCTAAGGACTTGAGCCCTCGTCAGCGCTTCTTCTCACCCGTAATGGTTCGTGGTGAAGAGGCAGAAGGAATTCGTATCTGGGGCTATGGTAAAGAAGCCTATACTTCCCTCCTTAACTTGGTTTTGAATCCCGAGTATGGTGATATTACTGCGATCGATGACGGAACCGATCTTACTATGACCTACGGGAAGCCGCCGGGAGCACAGTTCCCCAAGACCACTTTGACACCGCGTCGACGAACCTCTCCGCTTTGTGATGAAGCAGTGGGAGGAGATGAGGAGTGCACTCGACTTATGGATAATATCCCTAACATCGATGGTCTCTTCCCCAAAAAGACGCTTGAAGAAGTTCAAGCAGCTTTGGACGGATTTATTAATTCTCTGGAAGGCACGAGCGATGAATCCGATTCTTTCACTCCTCCTACTCCATCGAATACAACTCCTGATGTTGTTGCTGCATTCAATGAGTTAACTGGAAACTAACAATCCCCCCCACCGTTTGGGGGCACGCGGTTTAAAATAAGTGCTCCCATTTTTATTTCGAGGGATTAATTTATGGCAAGAAAACCAACACCAACCGGCAAACTTTCAATGTCTGAGATGCGGAAGCTTATCAACAAGAAGGCCGGAATGAATGTCGCCCACGACCTCAATGAGGCAAACCCGACAGAGGTTACCCAGTGGATTCCTACCGGCTCACGTTGGCTTGATTCCATTATCTGCCGAGGGCAGTTGTCTGGGATCCCCGTAGGAAAAGTTACGGAAATCGCAGGCTTAGAGGCAACTGGCAAATCCTATATGGCAGCACAAATCGCCGCCAATGCTCAAAAGATGGACATGGATGTTGTTTATTTCGATTCAGAATCTGCCATCGATCCAAAGTTTCTTATAAATGCCGGGTGTGACTTAGGAAGACTTCTATATATCCAGGCCCAGTCCGTAGAATTTGTTCTCGAAACTATCGAAGAGCTACTCGGATCCAAAAATCAGATTCTTTTTATCTGGGATTCGCTGGCACTAACACCGGCCATTAGCGAGGTCCAAGGCAGCTTTGATCCGATGTCGCAAATGGCTATGAAGGCTCGCATTCTTGCGAGGGCTATGTCAAAGTTGGCCCTACCCATCGCAAATGCCAAAGCAACATTCCTCGTTCTAAATCAATTAAAGACGAATATTACTCGCATTGCGTCAGAGGCGATGACCACCCCATATGTAACTCCCGGCGGGAAAGCTATGATTTATGCTTATTCTCTCCGCATTTGGCTCACGGGAAGAAAGGCCAAGGCCAGTTTTGTTCTTGACGACAACGGCTTTCGCATTGGGTCCGAGGTCAAGGTAAAACTTGAAAAGTCCCGATTTGGAACTTCGGGCAGACGCTG